CACCAGCTTCTTTTGCTTGTTCTAATCTTTGTGTTAGTTCAAATATATCACCTTTAAGTTCTGATATAGTTGTTGTTTCTTCACCAGTAGCATAAATTAATATATTGGATAACTCTTCAAAACTCTCTTTTATTCTTGTTGGAGAATCTTCTAGCTCACCAAGAATAGCATATAAACTAGTTACACTGGTAGTAAGTCCCTCAATAGAATCTTTAGAATCTCTAAATTGTTTAGCTGTTATTTGTCCAGATGAAACCAGCCCTCTTAGTGCTTCTAATTCTTTCTTTTTTATATCATCTAATACATCACTATAATCAGTTGCTAATGCTACTTGTTCAGTTTTAATAACTTCTGGTGTTACCCCGCCTTCTTGTACCTCCCCTACTTCTCTGGCTCGTCTTAATCTCTCAATATATTCTGCTGGAATTTCTTTTTCAAAAAGTCCTCTACCTCTAGCAGCCACTAATGCTGCTTGTCCTGGTTGTAATGCCTCTCCTCCCCAAGGTAATTTAGACCATGCAGTTGAAATTGTTTGTATTATACCGGCGGCAAGACCGGCACCCTTTCTAGAACCAAGAATATCATCGTATATTTTTTGTATTTCTTTTTCTGTTAAGTCAGCAATACTATCAACAGTATCTTCTGGTACAGTAACTTTACCAAAGAAACTTTCTAATGTAGCTTCATGCTCTAATATATTAGATACAAGAGATTCTCCAGCCGCTATACCAATTGATGCACCAATAGTGGCTCCCATTGGGCCAAATGTAGAACCAATAGCAGTACCAATTAATCCTCCTAAACCAGCGGCAGCAGCCTGTGTGCCTTCTCCCTGTAATAAATTAGCACCAACAGCTAAACCAGTTGCTGGTAATCCAAAGCCAGTAGTTCTTGTTATTCCAGATAAACCTGCTGCTGTTCTATCTGTTAATGGGCCTGTTCCCATTATAGATGTAAATAAATTAGGTGTAGCTGCACCAAATCCACCACGCCCTGAAATTCCTTTAGTAAATACATCTATAAGATTAGTACTAACTTCTAGAATTAATTTTAATACGTCTAATACACCACCATCAGTACCAAGTGCTTGTCCTAATGCCTGGAAAGCATTACTTAATTCAGTTAATTTAGTCTGTACAGTATCTAATTTAATATTTAATGCGTCTTGTGCATCACCAAATGCAGCAGATGATACCTCAGCTACCTCTTGTACTCTATTTAAATCTTTAATTGTAGCAACTACTTGTGCACCACGTCTTGCACCACCACCAATAGCTTCACCAATTTTATTTAGTTGTGCATCACTAATTACACCAGCCTCAAATAAAATACTAATTTGATTCATTACAGCATAAAAGTCTATTGCTTCTCCAGCAGAATTTTTAACTGCAATACCAAATTGCGCTAATTCTTTTTGTGCTTTATCTGTTTGAAAACCAGAAATGAAAGCACGAACAGCATTACCAGCCTCTGTAGCTGATAATGTTGTATTTTCTGCAACTACTGTTATTACACCATTTAATTCATCAATAGATAGACCAGAATTTTCAGCAGATGCAGCAGTAATAGCAAATGATTCTGCAAGAGTTTCTACAGCAACATTAGCATTTTTAGATACGGCTACCCATTTATCTATTAATTCAATACCATTATCATAGTCCAGACCTAACTGTCTTAATGCACCGGCAAGCGTATCCATAGCTTTAGCTTGGTCTAATGAAGACAGTTTAGATAAAACCATTGAATCTTTTAATAGTACCTGTGCAGCAGCATATCTTTCAGTTTCATTAGAAATACCACCCGTAGCTCTTACTGCTAGTTCATAACCCTGTAAAACACCGTGTATAGATTCACCAGTTTCTTTAGCTACATCAGCAGCAACACTAAAAATTTCATTTACATCTGATTGTGCTTGTCCTAATGATATAGTAACATCAGCTAATTTAGCCTCGTTTTCTATCATTATTCCAACTAATTCTTCTAATTTATTTAGTGGCCCCCAAACTAACTTAATAGCAATAGACCATTTAATTGCTTCTTGAATATTCCTTGCTATTGTAGATGCAAATCCTCTAAACCTTTTTTGTGTGTCCTGTAGTATTTTACCAAATCTGTCTTGTGTTACAGTAAGTCTCTCAAAGATTCCAGGTGCTTTTTCTGCTTCATATGTTAACGTAGCAATACCTTGTGATGATTCCCTGCTTACTCTTTTTAAGTTATCTAAGGAATAACCATAATCCTTGGCTACTTTCATAGCTTCGCCAAAGTTTTGGCTTGCATATTTAATTCTTTCTTGTACCTTTATAGCCTCTTCCCAGGCTCTAGTCATATCATCTATACGACCAATATCTTCTGGTCTAGGGGTAGAATCTCTTATTGATTTTGTACCCTCTGGAAAAACAGATAGTCCGGGGATTGGTTCTACTGTATAAGGTCTAGTTCTCTGTTGTTGTCTAGCAGCAACTTCTTGTTGTGGTGTTATTGGTACAAAACTATGGGCAGATTTAACTAAATCATCCATAGCTTGTTTAGCATCTCTTAATTTTTGTTCATAACGCTCAATCTTTTGATTTGTCTTATCAAATTCATCCCTAACACGATTAAGACGTATTTCAGAAGCTCTACCATAAAGCCCAGATGAACCAGAACTTTGTACACCAGATTCAAACTCACTACCAAGGCGATTTGCCATTTCCCTTAGTTTTTCTATTGATCTGGTTAAATCTTCTATTTGTTTTTGATAATCACGTAAACTTGGCATTGTTATCCTTCTACATCAATAACATCTACTTTAAATGTTTGAGGCTCTTTTTTATAAATAACTCTATCAATCCAATTATTAATATCTTCCTGTGTACCCTCCCAAATAATATCATCTGGTGGTCTTTTCTCTTTAGATAATTCATTAAATGAATCTATCTGTACTAATTTTCTTATTACGTAAGATATTGTATATGGAATATCTCTTAATTCATTTATATTTTTATCTAGAGGTATCTGTAGTGCTTTAGAAATATCCCATAAGGAACTTATTGCACTACTTCTAGCTATTTTTTTAGGTCTGACATTCCTAGTTGTATATTGATATATTCTTCAATAAATTGTTCTTTAGCATAACCAGGAAGATTTTCAAAAGATTCATAAGAATTAAAAAATCTTTGTGTAAGTTCATCATCTAAATACGTACCAAAATAAATAGAATAGCCAATAAAAGCAGTGTTCATTTTAGATTCACACAATTGATTTACTAATAAATTTTTATATAAATTCATTAACTCTTCTTTATTTTTCTTATTTAATGCTATTCTTTCTTTATCTACAAATTTTTGTAATTCTTCTTTTATCTTATTAAATTTTACTGTGGGATAATTATCGACTTTTTCTTGGTATTTTTCTTTACTTTCTAGTGATGCATTCGCACTAGGCTCTTTAGGAAATGGTACTTTTACTTTATTTTCTACAGCCCCTCTATACTCAGACATATTTAACATAATAATAAGTTCTGTTATATTTTCTTTTTCTATATTATCCATCTCTGGAATATATGCTAAATACTCATCTGAGTTTTCATCTTTGAACTTTTTACGTAATTCTGCACTAGCACGTAAAGATGCTACCCTTGCTCTATTTAAATCTGCATCACCAATAAGCCTCATGTAAACAGTTATTGGTTTTTCACTCACACCATTAATTTCAACCTTTTTCTTCCAACAAAATAATTTAGAAATATCAATATCATTTACTTCTGGTGTTATACTCATGTTCCTCTCCTAATTCTAAAATAAAAAGGGCCACACTTAGGAATCTAAACATAATGTTTTAATAAAGTGTGACCCCTTTCATGCTAATCCTTTTATGGTCTATAAAACTAATTATTTAATTGTTTATCTAGAACCGCTGTAAATTAGACACTGTGCATCAGTACTTCTATAATTGAAGGAATAGGTAGCGTTGTTATTAACATTGCTTGTCCAAGAATCTCCTACAACCTCAACAGAAGGAATGTACACGGTCTTTAATAGTGAAGATAACTCATCTTCACATGGGTCATAAATCTTAATTTCAATAGAAATACCACTAACAGTACAACCATCTCCAACATCAAACTCAGTATCAGCAGAATCTGGATCACCAGTAGTCAATAACGCCACTAGCTCAATATCAGTATCTAGTATAGTTACAGTACCTTCAACAGAAGGAACCTGTGTTTGATAACCAACAATACTTCTATTGCCCATTTCTCTAACTGGTTCTGAATTTAAGTTACCATTAATAGTAACAGACTGAACACGGTTAATCCCATTAGCACCAATTTCGATATCAACATCCCTACCACGAATAGCGGCTGGTATAGTACTATCACTTACATCGCCCCAAGCAGTACCGGCTGGATTGGCATGATAAACAGCCAAAACCTGTGAAGTACGTGAATCTCCGGTTGTCAATGTAGTACCAGAAACACTATACTCACCAGTACTTGGTGCAGCAGCAACTTCTGTAAGATAGTTACCGTCCAAAACTACAGAGAGTAATTCATCTCCGCTCTTTAACTGAATTGGTGTTTCGGATAAATTAAAAGACGTAGTTCCGCTTGTAAATTTATCTACAACAATATCATTTTTGAAATATCTACGTTTAGACCCAACCGCTGTATAATCTTCTGTAGATTCTCCGTCTACTGAATAGGAGAAAGAGAAATCTCTAATTTGAAGTTTACGTGCATGGATTGATTTCAAATAATCTGAAACATCCGGGTCTTTAATATAAACAATAGCGTCAATCTCACTAAGGCTTGAAATATCAACACCCTCACTAGGATATGATGTAGCATCTGTGCCAGTGAGTGCAGAAAATATTTTTATACTTACGTCAAACGCAGAAAAAGTCAATGTGATATTTGGAATATCCTTTACAGTACCAACATGTAATGGATTACCCAATTCGTCAATATCTGTAGTAGGATAATCAGTACCCAAATTTAATCGTTGAATACGAGAAGCAGTAAAATGATCTCTAGGCCCAACGACTCTAAGTTGTGCTTCCTTTGAAGGAACTGCCAAATGGGTCATTTATTAATCCTCCTAAGTTTTGCTAACATAAATAGCTGAATACATAATAGCTGACCGATACTTCATTTGATCTACTAATTCTGGATCAAGAGTTATCGGGTCTATTCTTGCTTTTACAAATTTCAGGGTTCCTAACTGTGTAGGAGAAACATCAGGAGGAAAACCCTCATCATAATCATAAATAGGTATAACACTAGTTGTTAGTTCATTAAAAATTTTATAGGCGTAATCGTTTCTTTGACTAATATTTTGTGCATATACATCTATATAATACATCCTCTGAATTAAAACTTCTCTATTTCCTAATTCAAAAGGTTCTCCGTCTGTACTGCCAGTTTCCACTGCAATACATGGCGGTATCAGTGAGTCTGTAGTATACTCACTAACAACATCTATAAATGGTGAATCAATAAGTAAATCCCTTAACCAATAAATTACACTTAAATCTTGTTTTCTAAGTAGTTCCATTTATTTTAAAAACTCCTCTAATATCCTTTTATATTCTTTAAATATGTTAACAGTTCTGATACTGATTCCTCTACCAATAGTTCTTCTTACAGTAATTCCAGCAACAATATTTTCAGCGATTTCATCAAGTAATTCTTTGTTTACACTTTCTAATCGGTGTTCAGTATAGAATGCATTTAAGTGTTTTTGTATTGCTATTTTAGCCACTTCTACTTTTGTTAGGTCTTGATTCAATAGCTCATGTAGTTCTGTTATGGCATTATCTAACTCTCTTCTAGAATAATTAATTCTTTGGTATATTTCATCTCTATAAAAAGATAATGTATCCTCTAGTGTATCATAGTAAAAATTAATTATCTCTGTTTTAGCCCTATCTACAAAATGTTTACCAGAATAAAAAGGATACGCCTCTCCTCCTCTATTACTAGTTAATTCAAGATCATCCGTACCTTTATCTACTATTTCCCACCACGGAGCTAGTTTTCCTGCAAATCCTCTTATTCTTCTAGCTATAGTCCTTTTATACATAGTCACAAATTTTTGTGTTCTATCTACAGTTCTTGCCCTTGGACTATTTCCACCATAATGTCTAAGAAATCTTTTTCCTTCTCTACCAGCCCCATATATAAATACTGCCCAAAATACAGATGCACTTTCAGCACCTTGAGTCATTGGGTATGCTTCTCTAGCATAAGCTACTCCAGCAGCGTAGTCTCTTAAAGAACCAGCAGTTTTATTTAAATCTATTTTTACAACAAACTCATAACCTTCTCTATTAGATGAAAATTCATATGTATCTGGATTATTAATAGCTTCAAGTAATGGTGCCTTAAAAAGTGCTAAATTAAATTCGTCTGTTTCTTCTACAGCCTCTATAGCAAGTGCAGCCAGTACAGATTTTGCTTGTTCCTTTGTTGCTTCATTTACTTGTTCTAATAATCTTTGTGGTGTTCTTACTGCATCTTTTTCTAAATAGTCTATTCTATTATATAGAATATCAATTCTTGTTCTTAGAGTCTCAATAGCCTTTTTTATGTTTTCGGCATTTTCTCTTGCCTGTTCAATATGACTATTTAGATCGTCCATGTGTATAATTAGATAAATATTCTATATCACCAAATATAATTTTTAAAACTGCTCTGGTATAGTCATTAAAATTATCTAAAAGAAGTTTTCTTATTAGTGCATATTCATTACTGTCTGGTTTAATAATATCTTCCAAATCTTGTAAACAAATAGCTAAATATCTTTTATTTTTTCTATTAATAAAACCAATAACCTCTTCTAAATCTAGGCCTTGTATAATAACCTCATTTTTATAGCTTTCCATTTTTATGTCCTTTCCTCTTCTTGATCTAAAATAATGACAATTCTATTTAAGTCTGGAACTCCTCTTAGTGCATAATTTTTAACTGTCATCCTTACTGAATCTGTTACAATATAATCCGCTGTTTTTACAAGTTCATAATTATCTGCAGTATATTTTATTTGTGCTCTTAAATCCCCATCAAAATATTGTCCACCTGGAGGCCATTGTAAATTATCCATATTACCCCAAGTTAGATGTGCTTGAACAGCAGTGCTTGTATAGGTTGTAATCCAATATAATCCTGAACATACAGTACAATATGAATTAGTACTTTCTCCAGTAATTGGGTCTAAAGAGCATGAGTTACAACCAGATACTGTGGGCACATAAAAATAAATTTCCCGCCCTATTAGATTTCTAATATCATCAATTATATTTGTTAACATTATTAATCATCTCCATCTGGGTCATACTCCTCGCCTTCCACAGAACGTAAGCTTGCTCTAAAACCTGTTGGATAGTTTAAAATTGCTCTAAATGTTCTTGTTACAGTCTCTACAACAGTTGTTGTTATTGTATCTATTATACCAATAGTATTTTGTATTAAGACAGTAATTATTTTTACTATTGTAATATTATCTGTTATGCCTATTGAGTTTGCTATACTAATTACTAACATTCTTGCTGTAATGATTACATCTGTAATACCAAGTAGATTTGAAATATTTATCACAATGTCTCTAGTTGTTGACAATACATCTGTAATTCCAAGACTTTCTATAAATATTCTAGATAAAGTGCGTATATTTGAAATTGTGTCTGTTATACCAACTGATTCTGATATAGATACAATTACTCCAGTAGCCCCCTTTATTGCAGTTATTATATCTGTAATACCTAAATTATCAGCTATATTTATTGTAATATTTCTTACATTGGTAACTATATCACTAATGTTTATAGTTTCTATAAGAGTTTTATAAATATTTCTAGTATTAAAAGCTATATCAGTAATATTAAGTGTTTCTATAAATGTTCTGCTTATATTTCTAATATTTGTTACCGTATCAGTAATTCCAACATTGTCTGATATATTTTTTATAATTACTAGTATTACGTTTATTGTGTCTGTTATATTAACTGAATCTAATAATGTAATAAATATATTTTTAACTTTAGATAGTGTATCAGTAATTCCAATGTTTTCTGAGATAGTTTTTATAATATTTCTTGTATTAGATAGTATATCAGAAATATTGACTGTATTAGAAAAGATTATAATCTTATTTACTATTTTACTTACCGTATCTGTAATTCCAACATTATTGTATATAAATACAATTTTTAGTAATGCGCTATCTATTATATCAGTAATTCCAACTGATTCAGCAATTGATAATATAATATTTCTTATATTAACTAGTACATCAGTAATACCAACGGATTCTGTAAGTATTTTATTAATACTGCGTATATTTGAAAATGTATCTGTAATACCTAAAGATTCTAAAATACTTTTAGTAAGTGCTCTTGCATTAGACAATATATCTGTTATTCCAACATTATCACTAATTAATGCTAATTTTACTAATGATGTATTTATAACATCAGTAATTCCCAATGATTCTATTATAGATACTATTATATTTCTTATATTACTTAATATATCTGTTATATTAACAGATTCTATAAATGTTCTATTTATTTCTCTTATATTTGAATTTGTATCTGTAATACCTAAAGATTCTACAAAGATTTTAGCTAATGCACGTATATTTGATATAACATCTGTGATACCAACAGTTTCCGAAAATAAAACTACCTTATCTAGTACTGTGGAAATGGCATCTGTTACACCTATACTTTCTACTATGGATATAGCTTTTCCTATTGAGTTAGATATTGTGTCTGTTATTCCTATAGACTCAGATAAACTTTTTGATATAGCCCTTGTTATTGCTATAGCGTCTACTATTCCTAAAGATTCTGCTATGGTTTTTACTATATTTCTGGCTGTTGATAATGTATCAGTAATTCCAACATTTTCATTGAATGTTCTATAAAAACTAACTGAAATTGAAAAATTATCACTAATTCCTACATTATCAGAAATGTTAGCTACTTCGGCTGAACCCCCGGCAAATGTAATATCATTAGTAAACTCTACCCAAGGATTATATGCAGCAGTGTCAGTATCATTTT